GCATCTGAGCTCGTAGAATCTTGTGTATCATATACGACACAATCAAAACTCATTTCCCATAGTCTAGGGTCTAGATTTACATTTCTAGATACATCTTCCATGTAAGGGGATATTTTTATAGAAATTCGATTACGACCATCACTCCTCAAAACCATAGGTGCAGCCATATATCTGTCATAATCATTTATCCCTCTATACAACGATTCGTGTTGGCTTTCCAATACAATATATCCAGTTACAGACCAACTCAGTAAAGATTCTTCTATAACTAATTGTTGTATTACAGATGCTGGAATGGGATATGGATCATATCCAGACATACTGCTCCAAAACCAAACCTCCATCCAATAAACTGAATCGCCAATTTGATATAAAAAACGATCTTTAGGCTGGCTTCTTTTAAGAGAAAGAGCGGCTGTTTTATCAAAAATTGTTGGCTGTTTACCAGCTCCGGAAGACCCAATTCCTAATATGTCTGTAATACCTGGCATAATTAAATACTTTCATTTACACTATTCATCAGCTCTACTATAAGCTGATCATATACAAAAGTTACAGTACCACTTATTTCTCCATTTTCTTGATGAGAATAATTTAATTCACTTAAAGAAGTAATGATGGCATTTTTGTATTTGAAAGAAACAATTTTATTGTTATATTCATCTAAAGTATATAACACAAAGGTGGCTTGATAATCTGATAGTGGTGTAGGAGAAGTAGAAATATCATGCCACACTCCAAACCCTTCTGGAGGATTAGACACTTCAGAAGTTGATGTACTTTGATCATTAAAAAGATTTAACCAACGCCACAAAATCCAATAATTTTGATATCCATTATCTACCAAATATTTTAAAGACAAAGCTGGAGCAGCGGGTCTAACATGACTAGAAATATAAGCATTTTGACCACCATAAGGAACTTTAATTTCTGGTATATCTATTCTAGGAACCGGACTGCCAAAAACTGTAAACTGAATAGAATCAGCTTTGAATTTTTCTTTCAAAATGTTATCTGTAGATTTTTTTAAAGCATTGGGTAGATCTAAAATTAAATTAAATTTATCTAACCTAGAACGGTTAAGTACGGATTGATTCATATTAAAAAATTATTACTGGACGATATTCGTTTATAGCTTGATCATCTTCTGGCTCTTTTGGTGCTTGAACCGAGCTATAACAATCTTGGTGTAACCATCTAAACAATTCAAATGCTTCTCTGTCCATAGCTGAGGTTGCTGCATTTTTTTCATTAATAACAGATGGTAAAACGTTTATTTGTTTTTTAAGAGAAGGTGTAGAAACTCCGGTCAATAAAGGGCTTTGTTTAATTAATTCTGTATTGTCATGTATAGAAGTTATTTTTAATGGACGTCCTTGATTGTCATATTCTCCAACAGAAAAACACGATGTTACTAATGTAGGCATTAAGATGAATAAAGCCCACACAGAAGCTAACACCCTGTCATCCAAATTATCACTTGTTCTTTTAGTGTAAGTGTAATTGGGCATTCTAACAAAATTATATAATTCTATTAAAGTTTCTAAGTCTTGAAATCTAACTACCTTTAAACTATTACTCCAGTATCTAAAATTAGTAATACCATTATATCGAGTATTGGTGTGGTTAAAAATACCTTTACGGTTTTCTGTTTTATAACCCTTAGCATTTCCGTCTGGTTGATACGTAACTATATTTTCATAGTTGTATGTACGATATAAAACATCTAATACTTGCTGCCCGTTATTATTTGTTTCAATTAAGACTGGTGGTCTACCCCAGTCTATCAATAGATTTAATAGACGTGAACCAAAGTGATATGGACTAATGCTATTAGAAGCGTAAATCGCCACTTGTCGTATCTCTTGCAAGTCTGTTACATCAAAAACCTGAGCCACTGTATTAGACCTGCTTATACCTTCACCCACATCAACTCCCATGATGTACAGGTGTCCTGGTTGTGGAAGTTGAAATATTTTATAAGAACCATCATCCTTCACCAAAACTGGTTCTGAACATTGAGACTTTAATTCCTCTAAATAAGCCGTGTCTATAATTGTTCTTCCTGGAGCCAAAAAGACATTACCAAATTCTTGATCAAAATCTTCTTCACCTTTACCCTCTTCTTTTAACAATTCTATTGCTTGATTTTTCCAAGCTTCATCTCGCCCAGGAACATCCCACCAATCAATTCTTTCAAGATTCCAAATGCTATTTTCTTTCAGAGCATCTTGGTACAATTGATAAAATTTATTATCAGTTCCGTTGGGTGTACTGATAACAACAATCTGAGATTTCTTAGATTGAATAACAATAGGAATAGCAGACTTCCAAAGTTCTTTCATGATCTCCGGTGGACAGAAAGCCATTTCATCAATAATCAAAAGGTTACTAGTACCACCACGCGGACCCGCAGCAGATGTAGTACTGATTCGTATAGCAGAATCGTTTCTTAAAATAAAACCATCTTTACGCCACGACTTAATAGCTGGTTTAAGATAAATTGGCATTTGTTCGTAAGCCATTTTAATACGAGCAAAAATTTCTTTAGCTGTAGATTCTTTGTTAGCTACAATAGTAACATTTTTGTCATCATTAAAACAACATAACCACAAGGCATAAATTGCTATACAGGTAGTTTTTCCAGACTGACGTGAACTTAATACAATATTAAAACGATTAGCTTTAAAAGCTTTTAATAATTTTTTTTGATATTTATATAGCTGAATTTTTTGTTTACCTTCATCCAGTGTAACAATTTGATAATGATTTTCGGCAAAGTGTAATATACTTTTTTTACAAAGCTTGAGATCTTCTACCATCTCCTCAGTCCATTTAAACGTACCGTCTCTACGTAAAATGTTTTCGTTACCTTGATAGAATTTACCATCTACCAAGATATCTTGTGGATTATCTGGATCTATATCATCCTCATCATACTCTGGGTCGGATTGCATAATAACTAACTATTTAGTTGAGTCTTTAATTGATTCAATACTAGCCCAACATATTCTTTCTTTAACACCCTCAATAAGAATCCTGGATCAGGCATCAGTACGGGATTAGAGATACCGTTATAAACACATATTAACCACCACAATTCTATGGTGTTATAATGTTTGTAAGAAATAGAAACCCACGTATCTTGAGGTAAAGTTCTATAAGAAATTTCTATATTATCATCATTAGCTGGAAAAACATTTATAGATCTTAATATGTTATAAAATTTTTCTCCGTTCTCTGAGTCTTCATAGATATTGAAAAAATTCTCATATCTATAAGGGCTAATAGTAGGAAGGTCTTCAAATTGATTTTGTTTCATAAAATATTACCAAGGTGTTATTACATTATCTTCTTTTTTAGGTTGTGAAAGTTGTTGAGAAGATAATACTCTATAGTTTTCAGGGGTTTGAGGGGGTGTTGACGTTGTTGGCTGATTCATACCAGACCCGCCTATAACTCCAGGTGTTCCAGGATTGCCCAATTTACTAAAATCTATACCATCACCACCTCTATCATCGAGATTTGGTATTTGTATTGGTGTTTGTTCGGAGGGGCGTATGCTTGGATCTGTAACTCTAAAGTCTGGTACAGGTGCTGGTGGTCCCTGTATTTCACCAGAACCCCCGGGCCCCGCATATCCAGGCGGTAAAGCGGGGCCTTGTACTTCAGAAGAATTGCCCGGCCCAGCATATCCTACCGGCAACTGTGGGCCTATTGGATCTGTTTGAATTACAGAGTTTAGTTCAGATGGTGATAATCGATTAGAAGTGGCCACATTTTGGCCGGGACCCATACCAAGACTTGGTGTAGATCCTCTACGTCCTATAACAGACACTTTTTGATAACCCAAGGTACCTACATTAATATTAGCACTTTCTGGCAACATTTCTTCTAAAGTAATTTCTACCAAATAAGCCTCTGGTATTAAACGCCCAGTAGACTCTGCCAAACCCATTTGACCAAAAAAATCCATCAACCCGCCGCCGATCATACGATTGTTTACAGAACCATAATCTGTAAGCTGTCTTAATTGGCCCAAACTTCTAAAGGCAAATCTTTTAACATATGCTAAAGGTATACTCAAACCACCCAATGCTGGAGTGTCTATACTGTAAACTTTAGGTGGTAAAAAAGTTGTCCAAGAAGTTCTAGTTTTTAAATTTTGAAAATAAAATAAATTTACAAAACTAAAATTGTTATTAGCGGAATCTAGGTCTTGTGTATTAAACAACGGAAATTTAATAGTTATATTTCTTCTGCTAGTTTGTTTATAGGTAATTAAAGGTTCAGTGCCCCATCCAGTAGAAACCATTTGCCCAATAGCATCTCCCCATTTTGTTAATACTGGAAACATTTTTTGTAACCCACCAAAAACGTTTCCATCAGTTGAAGTCCAAGAATTAGCCAATCCTCCTCTAATACTTTGACCGCTTTCTATGATATAAGGTAAATTGTATGTGAATCCAGTTTCATCAGCCAGATACATATCTTTATACGGGTCTACAGTTTGATTGGTTATTAAACCCCTAGCAACTGTAAGAAATCTAGACAAAGAAGCAGTCCATCGAGCATAATCTAAAATGTATTCTTTCAATACAATATTAGGTATTTCTTCTTTTAAAGAACCCAATTTCCAATAATGATTTTCGTAAACATCTACAAGACCATTATCCGGGACTGCTCTTGGATAATAATTTCCAGAGTGGTTATCTAATTCTGATTGTATACTAAAGTATGAAAAGTTCATTGTTTGGATTTGGGGAGGATCGTATACTTAAACGTGCCGTCTGGGTTTGGGGTCAATTCTACTTTACTTCCTTTGTTTACCTCTTCTTGAACATTTTTTGGAAGCTCTTCACCTACTCTCATTGTACCACTGAGACGAGGACCTAATTGGTCTATTACTCCACCCGGAAGTTCTTTTGTAAATTCTTTCATTGCATCATCTTCTGCTTGAGATCGTCTTCCAAGAGCCCTGTCTCTTATTGGATCTTGACCATCTGCTAAATTTCTAGCCAACGTACCCATATTAAGAGGATTAGATGGAGGTGCTGTATTTAACGCTGTCGCCATGGCTTGTCTTTGTTCACTGAAACTTGTAGCAGGCGCCGTGGCTAGGCTTGAAGCATTCTCGTCTATAGCATATTCCATTGGTGAAGATCCTAAGGGATTTTCTTCTACCTTTCCAGGTTGACCAGCACCAGAAGGACCTACTCCAGAAGATATAACAGTTACCTTTTTACCCCCTAAAGCACCTGCCATGATATTGGCACTTTCTGGTAATGCTTCTCTTAGAGTAATAGTAACTAAATAAGCTTCTGGTATTAATCTTCCTACACCTGGAACAAAATTTGAAATAGAATTTAAAGCAGCAAATGTTGCTCCACTTATTTCTTTGAAGTCTCTTAATTGGCCAATAGCTTTAACATCAAAATTTTCTACATAAGCCATAGGCATGTATATGCCCCCATCTGCCATGGTGTCTACTGAATAAACTTTAGGTGGTAAAAACGTTGTCCAAGAAGTTCTGGTTTTTAAATTTTGCAAATAAAACAAAGATATAAAACTAAAATTATCATTTATCGAAGCTAGGTCTTCTGTATTATACAAATAAAAAGAAATAGTCAAAGTTCTCCGGTCTGTACTTCCATAACGTAAAATGTCTTCGGTACCCCAGCCCGCGGTTAAACCAGAACCAACAAAGTCTACAGCAGCTTTAATACCACTAAACAAATTACCAGTTACGTCACCAGACGATCTGTCCCAAGTATTAGAAAGAACTCCTCTAACTGGTTGTGGTTGATCAGAAGGTAATATGTAAGGTAAACGGTAACTAAAACCAGTGGGTTCTCCGATGTATAAATTTTGATAAGAATCCTCAGCACTAGTACTTTTACCTATAATGTCTTTTACAGTTTTTAGCATTCGAACCAAAGAAGCAGTCCACCTACCATATTCTAATTTATATTCTTTCAATATAACAGAAGGCACCTCATCTATGTTCTTACTGAGTTGCCAGTAATGATCCTTATACACGTCAATCAAAGATTGACCCATAGGACGAGCAATCGGCGGAGAACTTCCATCTACATTGGCTGCATTCTCTATATAAAAATAGTTAAAATTCATACTATGGTAAAGCAAATGTTTTTAAACTAGCTCTTGCTCGCTCTCGATCAGAATGCACAGAATCTCTAACTGAAGTTGGATTAGTTTGAGAAGGTGCATCTTTTTTATGTGGTGCCATGCTTCTCTGAAGGGTTTCAGCCACGGCTTGTAAAGGATTTAATCCTCTACGATCCCAGTCCATTAAAGTGGCTATGCTTTTATCTATTGTTTCACCTAAATTTTCTAAACTATTTTCAAAACTTAATTGTGGTGACATATCACTTTGCATTTTTTTATCCCAAAGCTCTTTTCTTTTAGAATTCTTTTCAAGAGCATTTTTTCTCATTTCCTTTAATCTCTCGCTATATTCTTGTTCAGTTTTAACATTTACTTTCTCAGCCATTTCTACCATTTTTTGCTCAGCCAAAGATCCTGCTCTCCATTCAGCCAACATTCCCAAACCGCCAGATACTAACGAAGCCACACCAAGCCCCGCAGCGACAGGTAAACCTATCCCAGTAACACCCATCCCTAAACCAGCAGCCCCAGTTCCAGCACTAATACCATTTAACCAAGCAGCCCATTTAGACCATCCTGCAGCATCCTTCATGCCAGCCTTTTCATATTCTTTCATTTGCTCAATATCTTGATAAGCTGCATACCCAGCAAACCCTACACCAACACCAGCCAACAAGCGCCCCGCTCCAGTGCCAACCCCGCGAACGGTCTTTGATAATGTACTTGGTTTAGGTGCACCTAACTGCCCAGCAGGTGCTCTGGGAGTTCTCCTGAAAGAACCGGCCCCTCGTGGGCCTCTAGCACCTGTAGTAGGTGTTGCACCTCGAGGTACTCCGGGACCAAACATAAATTTAGCCATTTTAGTTACACCTTTAAGAAACAAACCAACAGCACCGGAAAATAAATTAAAAATATTTTTAAAACCAAAGACGACACCGGTTATCGCAGCTGCTGCAGCTACCTTGAGACCAGTCTTCATGTTTTCTAAAGATATGTTAAATTTATCAGACAATTTACTACCCACCGAATCTATCAGATAATCAAAGCCAGTTTTTAAAACATTCAGTACTGCATCTGCTAAAGGTATTCCTAATAGTTTGCCTATACCCAAGAGTATTCCGCCGCCTATCAATAAAGATCTTAATTCTGCCCAGGCACTCCTGGCTTCTGGAGGAACTAAATTCATTAGACCACTTTTCAATCTGTTTACACTACTTGATACAGAATCAAATCCACCCTTTAAAGAAGTTAAGATTTTATTACCCAAAGTATCTAAATTCTTTTTCTCTGCATCTGGGTCTTTTAGTTTTCCCCTTTCCCCAGAAATGCCTTCTTCAGATTGTCTGGTATTTGTAATATTACGAAACATTTGCTCCATAGCAACTTGCTGAGTCGTATTGTTGCTTGCGGCATTGCTAGTAGAAGACGTGGAATTGTTGTTTAATCCCGGAAATTGAGCATTTGTAAATTGTTTGAGGGATTCAGATAATTTTTTAAATTGTTCTGCTCGAGAATTTTCTATAGCTTGAATAACCGGAAGATTAACAACCTCAGATATAGACTTTATCCGACCATTCATTTCTCTAAAAGAAGACATGAAGGCAGCAAAGTCTTCTGAAGACTTGTCGTAGTTAAAATTACTTCCAGCCGAAGCTGCGTTAGAATCCATGTAAATATTTAGATCTAACGCCTAATCATTAACCCAAAAATACAGCAGAATTGATATCTACAATAGCGGTGTGTCCTTTAGAAGATGTTACAGTTAGATAAGGTTCTACTGAATTTTTCCATAAAGTCATCTTATCAAAGATGCTTTGTACAATAAAAATTGGTAATTTTTCTATAAAGAAAGTTTTTTGCCTTAAATCCCAAGAAGAATAAGAAAGATCTTGACCATCTAAAAAGATATTTTTAATGTATTTAGAAGTTTCAAATATAAACCCTTCTGTAATAATATTGTTGAGAAGGTTTTGATCTGATAATTCTTTATTTTGAATTTTTAAAAACGGAGCATTTTGAAAATAAAAATGATCCAAACCCAACTTAGGAATTTGCAATAAAATTTTTACCTTTAAATTATCTCTTTCAAAAACTATCTCTTCTATATCAGGATGATTAAAATTCTTAAACCCTTCCACCAAAGCTTTTAAATTTACATCTTCTGTATATTCTTCTTCTGTATCTGGATCTATAAACTTAACTTTTACTTGAGAAGAAATTTGATTTTTTAAAGACAAACAAAGAAAAATTCTATCTAAAACAGATAAATTGTTTATTTCTACAGCCGGTGTTAAATTGTTTTCTTTTAAAACTTCATAAACAAATTGTTCAAAATATATTTTTTCTGTTATTACAGAATTTTGTAAAGCCGTAGACAATAATTTTTTTTGCTGTTCTGCATTGATTTCCTTTAATCTAATAACTTCTTTTATAGAAGGAATCCAATGATCTTTAGCTAAATTTGTTTCTGATAAAGAATTTAAAGCTTTTAAAGCTTCTTCGAAAGACAATATATTGCTAGGTTGAGACATACTTTAATTATTCCTTAAAACTAATAAGCTACCTTAAAGATTCAAAATCGTCACCACCTTTACCTTCTTTGGAACCCATCGCTTCTAATTCTTTAGCCAACAGAGTTATGTAAACCTTTCTCTCAGCTACAGATATAGAATCTAAATAAAAGGGTTCTATTCCCTTAGAAGCCAACATATAATATTCTTCTAGTATTCCAGATATGTCATCGGAAAAAAACAATCTTAAAATAGCTTGATAAGAAACATTATAAAGATCTATTCCATTAGAAAATTCTTGCAAATGTTTAACATTCCAAATATCTCCATTCTTTAATTTTAAAACAGATTCTATAATTAAACTTTGTATATTTTGTCTAATAGAAAATGGTAGGTTGTTATAAATTTGAGTCTTCTCTTTAAAATTTAAATTAATTAAATCTATACAATTACCGTTGAAAGTAATTTTTTTAATAAAATAAGGTACACTGGTTATTACTTTATCTGCAAATGATAAAGAATCATTAGGCAATTTTTTTAAGAAAAATTCTTCATCTTGCAAGTTTGGCCAATCTATTTCTATATTAAAATTGTCTATAGTTAAATTATTATTAGGTAAACTTTCTTTCGCTAGATTGTATAATCTTTGTATAAAAGAAGAAATTTTTAAATTAAATTTAATTGGCATATCAGACACGTTTACATCTTTAATGTAAAGTTCCAAATCTTCTCCTACTGTAATTTCTCTTAATTTTGCCAAATATAAAATATAATCTATTATATTTAATTTTAGAAAATCTTCTTTGTTTTTAACACTTTCTAAAATAATTTCTCGAAAAATTGTAGCATAATCTGCAGCCGTTTCTTCGTTTAAAGGTAGAATTAAATTAATTTTAGACAAAGCTAAAAATTGTCTATTATTTAATTCTTTGTAAAAAATTTTAATCTCAGACAGTGGCATGTCCACTGTGTGCAAATAATACTCCATCTTTGTATTTATTTGCGGAAAAAAATATTCTACGAGTTTACCATGCCTTGAGTGTGTACCTCTAAGACACTATATGTATTAAATGCAAAGGTAGCATTTCGATTAGATAATCCATCTTCTGTATGAGCTACAGAATAAGAACCGGTGTCCATCGGAACTACCCCGTGAAATCTTACTACCTTTCGTATAAAGGGTGCAGAAGATACTCCACTTTTAGCATATTGAATTACATCCACGTAATTACATTTGACAGATTTTCGAGATAAGGGATTTCTCGCAACTAATCCATAATGAGAAGTGAGTACAACCCAAGGTCTAATTACCAAATCTACAAAAGAAGCGTTAGTTTCTAAAAATGTACAACTAAAACTTGATGCAGCCTCTCTTCCGGCAACTGTAATCGGGGCAAGATGTCCACCGTATTTAATTCCTTGCCTAACCACATTAGCCTTTTCTTGTGGTATAGAAATGCTTCTAGCAAAAACACAACCAACTCTTTTGTCTATGTTGTGGTATTTGCGATCCAGCAAAGAGTCTATAGTTTTTTGAGACAAAGACCATTCTGAAGCATCTAAAGCTGAAATATACGTTGCAGCACTATTACGCAATGCTGGTATGCTATCAAAATTAAAATAGATCAAGAATTGATTAGCAAGGGCTATAGAAGTGGGCCACCTGCTTAGAATATCTAGATAATATTGTATAGGACCATTAACCAGTGCCATATACAATACTTAGTTGAGGGGGCAAAATTACTGCCAAAATTGATACGCCAGTGTAGCGGTTTGTTCTACAATAGCTCCGCCCTCTGTAGCATCTAAATTATATTCTCCAATTGCTCTGCAATAAGCTCCGACCAATTTATATGTTCTTATAGGAGATCCAGATTTATCCATCAAAGCTAATGTAACTGTTCCTAAATTTTTAAGTTCATACAACCCAGTGCTAGTTGCATCATCAAATAATACTCGATTCCATGTTTCTAACTTTCTACGAATAGCCAAGTCTTGAGGCATTCTAAAAGTAACATTCCAACTATCATTACCGGTATAGGTAGCAGTACCTGGAACATTGAACTGTAAGCCCATATATTTTACAGGTATATTAGCAATGTCTCTTCTTGGAAGAGAAGTGGTTGTAATATAAACCAAATCGGATTCATCAAAATTAAGGCCAGATATACCGGTCTCTATGCTAACAACCCTGAAAAGATTTTTACGCGCAAAATCTTTCTTATAAGCTGTTTGATAAAAGTTCTGAATGTTTTGATTAGAAAATATATTTGGCATATGTTAATACTTACCTATTAGGGAACTAATTCGCTTAGATTTACACCAGTACGTGTACCAATGAACTCTGCCAATATAAACTCAGCTGTCCTTGTTGGTTGAATGTAAATAGCTACTTTCAATTCGTTGTTATCGATAACATCTGGAGTGTTATTGCGTTCGTCGCAAATTATACGATAATCGTATACACCATCATTGTTTTTTGCTTGTTCAAAAATTGGTGACAATGCATTAACCAAACGAACTCGAGTTGAAAAACTGTTTGGTT